TCATACAAGGCTTTGTAATCAAGCTCTTCTCAGTCTTCTCACTCCTCAACAGGAGTGGTGTCTAAAGTTTCTTCTTCAGGCATGGTTTGTAATTGGTTAGTAATAAAGCATCATAACCTTAGCTAAAGTAGATTTGTTGTTGCATAAACCTACAAACTGCGATTATGTTAGGTGGTTAACCTCTCAAGTAAGAGAGCATCTTTTAGCATTGTGAAGAGGCTCTGCTCTCTGTTGGTCTGCCTCTCTTTATGGCTGATAGCTTTCCATCTCCCTATTTAGCTTTAGGGAATTTCACACTTATTGTCTTCCTTTCCATTGAATATCATGGTTTCCTCATCTTGTAATCTTTCATAGATTCTGATGTTGGTTTTGAATAACTCTTGTTTACTTTGATTTTCATGTCTCTTATATAGTAAGATGTAAAACTAAACTTCTTGTTTGAACATACCATTTATTAAATCTGCTCTCTCTTGGTCTTCCATTTCATCTATGTCTTCATCTGCTTTGTAATCAGGGTTATCAATCATTTGCTGTGGCAACTTCTCTATTACCCATGCGAGACATCTCATTTCAGCTCTTAATAAGTCTGATGGTGTTAGGTGTTCATCTGCAACATCCATACAATCTCCATAGATGATCTTGTTAGCCAATGCTATTTGTCTGTTCTTGATTAACTCCTTCATTTTATCCCATCATCTGCTTCTTAGTAAGTCATCAAGCTTTACCATTTTTTCGTTAGACATTATTGCATATTAGAATCTAAATTAACTGTGTCTCTTGTAATAAGCTCATCTTTACTTGGTGCTGCTTGAGACATCATTATGTTAGCTGCTGAGTTAGCCATCTCGTTTCATCACATTGGCATAGTAGGAGACTCTCATAACTCTAAGAGTAATCACTTTAACTTCTCCAATATCTCAGCTTTTAAATCTGAATCTTCTGCCTTTTGCATATATAACCGAACTGTGTAGAAGTCTATATCTGTCCTCTTGAATAAGCTCTTTGGCTTAACTCATAGATTTACCATATCTACAAAGCTCATTGCTTGCCTCTCTTGTGGTGTGTAATCTAATATCGAATTAACTGTATTTGGTTTAAGTCATGTAGCTCTAAGATATAATCTCTTGAAGATAGCTTTGTTTACAGGTTTAATCTCAGGGTCTTGTGTAATCATAGGGTAGAGCATCATCAAAGTGTTCTTATCTTTCTCCTTAATAGCATTGATATCTTCTGAAGCTCAAACCATTATGTATGGCATCTGCTTTGTAACAAATTGGTCTTTCTCCAATGTAACTCATGTCCATTCAAAATCTGCATTAAGCAATACCCATTTCTTCTCACCATCCTTGAAGTTCTCAAGATATCATCTCCATCGTTGGAAGTAATAGTCTCTGTAAAACCATTGTTTGATAGTGTTCTTAACAGATAACTGCATATTAGCATTAGCTTGTATCTGCTGAGCTTCAGCTTTTGTCATGCTCTTATCAGGCATGATTCATTGCTGTAAACTATCTATCTTAGAATCGTATTTAGCTTCATTCTCTAACCAAGACATCATGTTCCATACATCAGTTTTAATCTGACTCTGTGGAAGTTCATACATAGCATTCTGAATTGGTTGAGTTCCTATCTCGTTTTCATCTATGAACAAATATCTTTGATCAAATGTTTTCTTCTGTAACTCCTCTTTGTTCTTAATAAGTCTACTGTTAACAAGGAAGTCTCATCCTGTAGCTTCTCTCTTGGCTTTCATAAGTGATAGGTTAGCCAAGATAGATTTAGCATTCTGTTTGTCTTCTACTTTATCACAGATTGATGTTCCAAATGGGTTTCATCTCACAGGGTCATAGTAGTTCAACATGATAGGTCGAGGAATAAGTCTCTCATCCAATTTCTCTTCCTTTGTTACAGGCTTCAATTTCTCTTGATAGAAGATTTCTGACATATCAGGTGAACATACAAATTTCCATTTCTTTCCATCTACTATCGTGTAGTGAACATAGATGTCTAATGCGAAGTTATCTTCTATCTCATCAACTATGATTGGTCATGTTCATGCTTTGTTCTGATAAGCTTCTCTTGTTAGCTCATCTTCCATGTTATATTGTTTAGCAAACCATCTATTGATGGCATCCTTATCATATAGGTCTTTAACATCGTGAATGTTTGTTAACATACAGAATCAATGAAATCTATAATTCTTTCCATCGAACTGTCATGTCTGTGTAGGTAATGGGTCAGGAATTCGTGATAGAGGGTTGATAGCTTTCCAAGTGTTAGTCAAAGTGTTATGGTCAAATCATGTCTTGTTTAGAATTCCTACTCAGAAGAATAAACTGTCTTGTTCTACTTGATATTTAAGTTGCTGTAAAGCTCATTCTCTTTCATCAAACTCTGCAACAGCATTTAAGTTCTGTGCCTCCTCTTCTCCAATTCGCCCATTCCTTGATATGAATTTACATTTAACTCCATTAGTGAAGAAAGATGCTATAAGTGTATCTATGTAGTTTCAAACCATGTTGATATTGATAATTTTCCCTCAGTTCTTAGCTTGAGGGTTTCGTTTCATGATTCTATCTCTGTATCTGATTCTTACAGGTCTTACATAGTTTAGTCATAAAGCATATTCTCTTTGAATTTGAGTAAGTATTGCTGACTTGTCCATGCTTAGTATGTAATATAAATTCAACTCGTATTATATTCTGAAAATTTCAAATGCAACTAAACTTTAGTATAGCATATCATCAAAACTTACTGTTATTATTTCAGTTCTTTCTGTAGGAGAGTTTGGTCTTCCTAATGTTCGATACATTCTCATCATTATTGCATCTGCATAGTCAGGAGAATGTCATAGTCTTTTCTTCATGTCTTCCTTTGACTCAAGTCTCACTTTATTCTCTCATTCTAAATCTTTGACTATGATATTGTCTAACTCTATCTGAATCTTGTCTTTAAGTTCTCAAGATGTGTTAATTCTGATCTCTCTCTTTTCCATCAAATACTTAAGCTTGAAGTAACATTGAGTTTTAAGGTTGGCATAGTTCCTTAACTCATCTTTCTGAACAAGTGGTGTTCAGTTATTCATAAAATTTACACATCATCTCAGATTATCTGCAACTCATCATCCTACTCAATCAGAGTCTATGCAGATGTTACTTCTCCTACAGTTGTAATACTGCTCAAGCTCCTTAATAGTCTGAACTGTTTGGTCTGTAGTCTTTCCATTGTAGCTTCTGATATCTACAACTTCTAAACCCTTCCAAACGATTATTACTGTGTTATCATCTCAGAGTCTTGCAACATCACAAGTGATGTAGGTTGTATCATCTTGTGGAACATTGGCAGTAAATAAATCTGAAATCTCATCCCATCTGAATAGCTTTCATGGTGTGTCATCATAATCAAAGTTTCAGTATAAGAGTCTCTGCTTTGTTATCTCATCAGCTCTCTCAAGCTGTTCAATATACTCCTTAGGAAGATATGGGTTATCTCATGCAGTAGCTCTTACAAACTTTCTATAAGGTGGTAAAGTTCCATCCTTTCGTGGCTTGTAGTAGTCATTGTAAACATGACCTTTGTTAGGGTTAAAACACTCCAAGAACTTTGGAGTTTTCTTAATGGTCTTTCAGTTAATAACAAAAGTATTCTGCCTTCAGATACGAGTCTTAAGCATCTCGATACCTTTAGCATCAACTTCATTTGCTTCATCTATAAAAGCTCATGTAATTTCTAATGACCCAAATCTTGTTCGCTCAGGGTCTGAAGGTTGAGTAGCACAATCTAATAAAATGATTTCACTTCAGTTAGGGAATTTGATAGTGTTAGTTTGTCAGTTAAGAGTTCACCAATAGTCTTTAGGAATCTTGTAGTATTCCATAATCTTGTAATAGGTTGCTAATGTTGTTCTTCTTAAATTGACTAACTCCTTTCTTCAAATAACCCATCTGCTTCAAGGAAGCTGCATACAAGACATTCGTATGAAGAAATCTCAAAGCCAAGATTTACTTCATCATGCAGCTCCTCAGAATCAGATTTCTGTAGTAACATCATCATTAAGATATTTAAGAGCTTCTCATTGCTTCTCTGTAGCATGAAAAAACACTTCCATCTGTTACTATTTCTTTTTAAAAGTAACCTTTTTTTTAGGAGCAGGTTTCTTCTCCTCATTCACAGCTTCTTCTACAACTTCTTGTGGAATCTCTACTGTGAATTCCTTCTTAATTGGAGCAGGTTTCTCTTCCATCTTCTTTAGGAGAGATTTGATCCATTCAATCATCTCTAAGCTCCTTAAGTTGTTCTTCCACTCAAGCTCTTTAATCTTTAGCTCAAGCTCTTTTCTGATTTCTTCAATCATTCTTCTGTTGGTTGAATATAAAAGTTATGTAATTCTGAAATAACCTTAGAAATCTGAATCTTTTGGATGACAGATAAAGGTTTACAGATTACTTGCAGTTGTTTTTCTATCTCTTCTCGGTTATCAGTTCAGAAATATTCCTTAACTAAATCTGATTTGTTCCTTCTGTGATATTTGATACAAAGAGTTAAATCTGATTTCAGATTTTGGTATATCTCTTTTATTCTTGCTTGGTTTGATAAGGTCATCTTGGTTTGTTAATAATAGGGTCTAAAGCTTCTATCTTATCTGCAACAAAGTCATGGAACTCTTGCAGATTGAAATCTTGATAGGTTGGTGGGTTTTCCACATCATATTCTTGAACTGCCATGAATTCACAGAGAACTAACTCTGCATTCTTATATTCCTTTTGCTTTACCAATAATGTGGAAGCAATAGTCTTTCTTGGCATCGTGCTATATTTTGTTTGATATAAAGTAGTCTTCTAAATCTGACTTCAATAAATATCTCGCTACATACTTCTTACTTCTTCCACTCCAAACTCGTATTCTAATAACCTTCTTAGTAGCATTCACTCATTGTTCTGATATTCATAGTATGTTTGCTATCTGTTTTCTCGTATATGCTGTTGGTTGCATTTTTGTGAACAAAAATGAAAGTAAACTATACTTTTTCATCTACATCATTTTCTCATGGTGAGATATTATTTGGTCAGATGATTATGTGTATTCACTCAAGTCTAACATTCTGATTAACATCTTGTTCCTCCTTAACATAAGTGGTTGGTTGTCAGTTCTGAATTCTATTCATACTTCGGATGGTGTTTAAATCTTTAACATTGATGTTTCATTTCTCTTCCATCTGATCTAACTTCATTGCAGTAAGTTCTATAGCTTTGTTGATATTTCAAAGTAAAAACTCTGAAGAAGGCTCAAGCTTCTCTGCAAGTTTAGTCTCAATCTTCTTTAAAGCTCTGTCTGTAGCTCTTGCTTTAAGCTCTTGTTTCTCTTTTGTCCATCATTTAGTTTTTATAGTGTTAATCTTTTCTGCGATTCATTTGCTCCTTAAAAACGATTGAACACTTGTAAACTTAGATGCGAGATATTCTTGCTTAAGCTCTGTTAAATCATACTTAACTACTCACATTGATTAGTTGTTACAAATTAAACTATTCTTATACTTCTGTAAGTTTCTCTTATTGTGGTTTTGCTCATCAAATGTAGATCGCTTACAATTCTCTTTACAGTAGTTTCAATCAACATCGATTCTGTCTATTGTTGTTTGTCTCTCTCAATATTTATTACAATGTTCTAAATAGCTTTCATACATATCATTATAAAAGTCTTCAAATCTGATTCGTAAACACTTAATTCCTCTTGCTCAATAGTTAGAATATGCTACTATGTTTTTGTTATTACATCTACTTAAAATATCTCTAAATTTTTTATAGAAAGCTGAATGAGTCATCCCATGAGTCTTTGGCTTACTATTAGCTTGTGATAACTTTGTTCTATATTCACTTGAGGAATATGTGCAGTTTCTACAACATTTAGATTTTCAACTAAGTAAAGATTCTCTTCTAATATATTGCTCTGTTCAGCAATCACATCTAACAAGCTCATAACATCTCTTTCTTCCACATGGAAGTGGTTTAAGATAAAAGTCTCATAAAGCTGTCCACTTTCCATAACGATTACCTTTAATCTCTGTTCTTACTGACATTATCGATTAGTTATAAAGTAAATGCACCTGTCATAACACTTTATCTAAGAATGCTTTGCTATATATGTTCGTATGCTGATTAGACACATCAAAATTGAAATCATTTAAATTCAATCTCAATGGTGTGTGTGCCACAAGTGGATGTTCTCTTAGGTTGATGTTACTCTTGTATCAATATCTTTCTGCATCTGTTCATGCTCGGATGACTAATGCTTTCTTTCAGAATGCTTTGCTACAATGATGTAGTGAACTATCACATCAAATTACAGGGTATCTTTGGCAAAGAGAAATAACAAGTCTGAGGTCAGGTGTATCGCACATCTGACAATTTCTTAAGATTGGTTGAGCCTGTGGTTTGATTACCTCGTATGGAGTATATCACATCTCTACCAACTTATCTGCTAAGTATTGAGCATCTTCAACTCTGATGCTTCTATAACTCTTATCTGCTCCATTTAATCACATAGTGCTTCAGAATGGTTGGAAGAGTATTGGTTTACTTCATTCTAAGTAGTTTCACATCTTCTCATGTTCTGCTAAGAAGAGACATGGGTCAAAAGGTTTAGAAAGTCTGAGTTGTTTTGCTGCTACATCTAACCAATTCTTTGCATCGTTAAAGAATTCAGGGTCTGTGTAAGGCTCAAGCTCTATGTAGTCATTGCCTTTGATAACATCCTCAAACAAACGCCTATCATCTAATCAATGCACAGACTTGATATAAGGATTTCATCGGAAGACTAAAGGTCGTGACGTTATGACACGAACTGATCTTTTCTTTGCTACCTCTGTAATAGCTCAGGTCATTGCCACCACTCTTCAGAGTCATCCATCTATACGAATAACTAATGGTCTTTCTGAATATGGAGTAGTAGTTTCTACTTTCTTTTCTGTCATCTTTTAAAGAAAGAAATAAATCTGTTTCGTAATGTTGGTTTAGGTTGCTTTGGTGGAAGTGGGTTTCAATATTTATCGCATGGCACAAATCTGATGTTATTCTTCATTGCTTCTATCTTCCACAGCTCATCCAAGTCTACAATCTGAATGTTCTCTTCTCTGAGGGTTGCTCTTCTTCTAATGTTGTCTGAAATTGGATGTTTAGGTTTATGCATTCTCCTTTGGTGAATAACACATGGAGAGTAGATTGCATCTCTGAGAGTCATCCCTCTTTCAAGCCTTCTTCGGAATTGAGGGTAGGAGACATAATCTCTTCACATAGCTAATTGCTTCTGCTTATGTATTCATCGGAAGTATTTAATGTCTCAGGAATTGTATAGGTTGGAGATTTTAGACATGATGCT